TGCCCTACCCGCCGACCCTGAACACCGGCTGGCGCTGCCTCGGCGGCCGCGTGGTCCTCTCGGCCCGGCAGCGGGCCTTCCGCAAGACGGTGGGCGGGCTGATCCAACAGCTCCGGGCTGACCGGGACTCGGTCTACACGACCCGCTTCGGCTCCCTGGCGCTCGGTCTGTCGATCGTGCTGTACCCGCCGACCCGCCGGGCCTATGACCTCGATAACGTCATCAAGCCCGTCCTGGACGCCCTCATGGCCGCAGGCGTGATGGAGGACGACTCCCAGGTCATCGGGATCGAGGCGACCAAGGGCTACCCGGACCCGCCCAAGGGCCACGCCTGGGTCGTCCTGACCGAGATCCCCGGCGGCGTCCCCGGCGACACCCCGGCCAGGGCGAAGCTGAGGACCGCGCCATGAGCCGCCGCGCCGACGCCCTGGGCTACTGGGTGACCGACGCGGACATCCGCGACCTGCAGCGGATCGCCGAGCGCGGGCCGATCACGCCGAGCCCGAGAGTGGCGCCCAAGGCGGACCCGATGCTGGACTACGCCATGCGGATCACCGCCGGGTGCCCATGCGAGCGGTGCCTGCAGCGCCAGACCTGCCGGGCCGAGTGCGAGACCTTCACCGCCTGGATCCGGCACTGCGACCGCGGCCGGAGCTACCCGAAGCCCGCAACCCACTGAACCTGCTACCATTGCGGCATGGCTGCCAGAAAGCGCATCGGACTGAGCGAGAACACGCGCGAGCGTATCAGGACGACCATGCTCGTGAAACGCCTTGAAGATCATGTGCTTGGCGAGTGCGAACTGAGCCAGACGCAGATCAGCGCCATCCGCATGCTGCTGGACCGGACGCTGCCCGTGCTGTCGTCGGTCGAGGTGACCGGCTCCGAAGGCGGCCCGCTCAAGGTCGAGTTCAATGTCCGGCTCTCTGGCGGTTGACTACACCGCGAGCCCGACGCTGTCGCGCTTCCATCGCGACCCGAGCTTCATCCGCGCCGTCGTCGGCCCGTTCGGCTCCGGCAAGTCGGTGGGCTGCGTCATGGACATGCTGATGCACGCGGCCAACGTGACGCCCGGCAAGGACGGCGTCAGGCGCACGCGCTGGGCCGTGGTGCGCAACACCTACCGCGAGCTGCGTGACACCACGCTGAAGACCTTCGAGGACTGGGTGCCTGCGCCGCTGCGGTCCTGGCGCGAGTCCGACATGGCGCATACCGTGCACTGGGACGGCGTCGAAATGCAGGTCATGTTCCGCGCGCTCGACACGCAGGACGACGTGCGCAAGCTGCTCTCCCTGGAGCTGACGGGCGCGTGGCTCAACGAGGCCCGCGAGATCAACAAGGCGGTCTTCGACGCCATCCAGGGTCGCGTGGGCCGCTACCCGGCCGGTGGCGGCTCGTGGTTCGGCATCATCCTCGACACCAACCCCTGCGACACCGACCACTGGTTCTACCGCGTCTTCGAGGAGCAGCGCCCCGCCGGGCATGCGCTCTTCCACCAGCCGGGCGGGCGTGACCCGGCCGCCGAGAACATCGCCAACCTGCCGCCGGGCTACTACGAGCGCATCGCCGAGGGCAAGGACGCCGCCTGGGTCGACGTGTACGTCAACGGCCGCTACGGCTACGTCCGCGACGGCCGCCCGATCTACCCCGAGTACGCCGACGAGGTCCACTGCGCGACCGAGCCGATCCAGGTGGTCCGCAACGAGCCGCTGATCGTCGGCATCGACTTCGGCCTGACCCCGGCCGCGGCCATCTGCCAGGAAGTCGCCGGGCAATGGCGCGTGCTCGACGAGCTGGTGACCGAGGACATGGGCGCCAAGCGGTTCGGCGAGCTGCTGCACCGCCTGATCAACGGCCCGAAGTACCGCGACATCCCCGTGCGCTTCTGGGGCGACCCGGCGGGCGAGCAGCGGGCGCAGACCGACGAGACCACGCCGTTCCAGATCCTGGCGGCCTGCGGCATCAACGCGAGCCCGGCGCCCACCAACGACGCCACGCTGCGCCGTGAGGCGATCGCCGACCGGCTGCTGCGGCTGGCGATGGGCCGCCCGGCGCTGCTCATCTCGCCGACCTGCAAGACGCTGCGCCGCGGCATGATGGGCGGCTACAAGTACCGGCGCCTGCGCGTCAGTGGGGACGAGCGGTTCGCCGACGTGCCCGAGAAGAACAGCTACTCGCACGTCTGCGAGGCGCTGCAGTACGCGGCGATCGGCGAGGGCGAGGGGTTCAGCCTGCTCGGCGCCGACGACGAGTGGACCGACGACATCAACGAGGCCATGCACAGATGATCGACCCTCTCGACGCACTCACGCAGATGCTGCCGATCGACGACACCGAGCCGAGCGGCATGACCGACTCCGACCTGCTGCGCGCGATCGAGAGCGAGCTGGAGCAGGCGCAGGACGACGACGAGGCCGACGACGCCGCCGAAGAGGCGGCCGACTACTTCTGGGCGCGGCTGCCGAAGGCATCCGGCACAGCCGGTCGCTCGAAGGTCGTCAGCACCGACGTGATGGACGCCGTGCTCGCGACGATGGCCGAGATCATGCCGAGCATCGGCGCCCAGCAGCTCGGGCAGTTCCAGCCGCTGGGGCCGGAGGACGAGGCGCAGGCGGACGCCGAGAGCCGCGTGGTGAACCACGTCATCCTCGGCGTGGGCGGCGGCTTCATGGCGTTCACGCAGGCTATCCAGGACGCGCTGCTGCGGCGCACGGGCGCCGTCAAGGTCTACTGGGACGAGCGCACCGAGGTGACCTACGACAGTCACCAGGACGTGCCGCTGCCGGGCGCAGTGCAGTTGCTGCAGCCCCAGCGCGAGGGCGAGCAGGTGGCGCTCGCGGGCGCAGACTATGCGCTCGACCTGATGGGCGGCGTCCCGATGGACGGCAGCGGGTCGCTGCTGATCAAGCGCACGCGCACCGTGCGGCGGCCGCGCGTGCAGGCAGTCCCGCAGGACGAGCTGATCGTCAACCGCGACCACACCAACCTCGACTACGACGAGGCGCGCTTCGTCGCGCACCAGCGCGTGATGTCCGCGTCCGATCTCGTCGCCCTGGGGATCGACCGCGAGCTGGTGGCGAGCCTGCCGAGCTACGACACCGACACGACGAACACGGTGCGCATCGCGCGCAAGCGCAGCGAAGCCGAGAGCGAGTACGAGACGGGCGATTCGTCGACGAAGCCGATCCTGTTCACCGAGGCGTTCTATCGCATCGACCGCGACGGCGACGGCATCGCCGAGCTGCGGCGCGTGCGCCTCGCGGGCGAGAGCGGCAGCCTGACGCTGATCGACGACGAGCCCTGGGACGTGCAGCCGTTCGCGGTGGGCGCGCCCTACATCGCGCCGTTCAGCGCCTCGGGCATCAGCCTGTACGATCGCCTGCGCTGGATCCAGGACATCAAGACCGACCTCGTGCGCAAGGTGCTCGACGCGGGCACGCGCAACCTCACGCAGCGCGTCGGCGTGCTGGAGCGCATGGTCAACTACAACGACCTCACCACGTCGGTGATGGGCGGCGCGGTGCGCATGAAGCAGGCGGGCGCGGTGTTTCCGCTGCCCGAGGTGCAGCTTCCGCCCACGAGCTTCAACCTGCTGGAGCTGGCCGACAAGATGCGGCGCGAGAAGGGTGGTGCGGCGATCGACACCGCCATGCAGGCCCAGCAGGTCGCGCACGACACGGCGCATGGGCTCGAACGCACCATGACCGCGATCGAGCAGGTCAACGCGATGGTCGCGCGCAACTTCGCCGAGACGCTGATCTCGCAGGTGTACCGGAAGATGCACCGGCTGTTGCGCAAGCACTGGCCGGGCGTCATCCAGTCGCGCATCGGCGGGCAGTGGCGCCAGCAGGTCCCCGCGCACTGGCCGGAGCGCGACGACGTGGCGGTCACGATCGGCATGACGACGGGCGAGCGCATGCGCATGGCGCAGGTCCTCGGCGGCGTCATCGGCCAGCAGCTGCAGGCGCTGCAGATGGGTCAGGACGGCGTGCTCGTGGGCCTGCCGCAGCTCTACAACGCGCTGATCGACTTCGCCCGCGCCAGCGGCCTGCAGGCCCCCGAGCAGTATTGGGTGGACCCGGACAGCCCGCAGGCCCAGCAGGCGGCGCAGCAGAAGGCGCAGGCCGCGCAGCAGCAGGCAGCGGCACAGGCGCAGGCCGCGCAGGCCCAGGTGCAGGCGCTGCAGTCGATCGAGACGATCAAGGCGCAGGCGCGCATTGCCGACGCACAGATCAGCGCGCAGGTGCAGATGCAGAAGCAGGACATCGACGCCGAGCTGAAGTACGCCGACCTGCGGCTCAAGCTGGTCGACATGAACGCCAAGTACGACTCCGAGCCGGTGCCCGACACGATGGCGGATGTCGAGGAGACGAACGACAAGGCGGCCGTCGCGAGCGCGCGGCGCGGCTACGAGGAGGGGCTGGAGGAGGCATCGTGAAAGCATGGGACTACCTCGCCCCCTACGTCGAGCCCGCGCTGACGCTCGGCTCCGCGATGGCGGCCGACATCCCCGCCGGGCTGGCGGGCATGGCCGGGATGATGTTCGAGGGCGACGACCCAGAGGCGGCGACGCGCCGGATCGAGGACATCCGCGACCGGCTGACCTACCTGCCGCGCTCGCAGGGCGGCGTCGAGAACCTCTCGACCGTGGCCGACACGATCGAGACCGGGATGGAGAAGGTCGGCGACGCGGCCGAGTGGGCGACCGGCGAGCGCCAGCCGTTCAAGTCGGTCGGCGACTGGATCAACCGCGAGTACGGGCCTGCTGCCGCCGCGGCCGCCTTCACGGCTC